GTTGCGCACAGCAAACACATTCGCGCGGTACCTTGCAGCACCCGAAGTGGTCAAAGCAGAAGCAGCAGTCAAAAAAGCTGAAGCTGATGCTGCGGATGAAGCAGCTCCTGACGAAGGGGGCGACTCGGACGAGTCGTGAGATAAGTGGGTGCCAGAGTCACAGCTGACCAGGTCAAAGATGTAGCACCAACAAGCATCTCTGATGCAGTTGTCGCAACTAGCATGATCGACACTGCCAACGTGCTCGTCGACGCCCACCTTCTAACTGCGGGACTTAACGACCATGTCTTGGAAAAGATCGAGCTATATTTGGCTGCCCACTTTGTGGCACTCACTGAGGAACAAGGTGGGCTTACCAGATCGAAGCTTGGCGATGCTGATGAATCCTTCGCCAACGTGTACGAGGCTGGTCTCAAGTCTACACGCTTTGGTCAGCAAGCGATGGCCATTGACACTACTGGTATCCTGAATGCCGTTTTCCAAACCACGCTCAAAGCCGAATTCAGGGTTGTGTAAATGAGCCTTTCACGTCTCATGCACGACGACGCAACCCATTGGGTAGTTACAGGGTCCGATGGTTATGGTGGCTTTCTATACGCCACACCTGTCAAGTTCAAGACACGTTGGGAAGACAAGAGCGTTCTATTCCTGAGTGTGTCAGGCGAAGAGGAAACCTCGAACGCCGTCGTATACGTGCCATCTGCCGTGGCTGTAGGTGACTTCTTGGGCCTTGGGGATCTCACTGCAACTGCTGACCCGGGATCTATCGCAGGCCCATTTCGTGTTCGAGGCTATAACAGGTCTACAGACTTGCGCGGCCTCAATAGTATCATGAAGGCGTTCCTCTGATGGCTGGCTCAGGGGGTGCAGTAGGTTCATTAGGGTTTCAAGTAGGCCGTGTAAGGGTTACGAATGTACCCTCGCCCTCAGAAGCAAGGTACATTCGTAGTATTCGGGACCAAATGAAAACGATCAGAAACAACCTGCTAAGGACTATTGACAGGATCGAAGGAGTGACTCCTGCTGCGATCCGTTTTGGACTGCAGCCGATCTTTGATGAGTCCCAAGAACTGGTGCCTGTGGATACTGGCAGACTGAAGAGATCAGGATTCATCGAGACACGCACACAAGCCAGTGGTAGGATATCTGCCGAAATAGGTTACGGTCGATTTGGTATTCCTCATTACGCGGCTTTTGTCCACGAGCGTACTGACATTCCACATGCGGGAAAGACACAAGCGAAGTTCCTCGAGGCTGCAGTCAACAAGCACATAGGTAGCTTTGCCCGCCGCGTGCAATTGCATATAAAGCGTGAATCAGGGGTAAGTACGTAATGGCTGAGTTCCCCGCATCTCAGGGCATCAAGGACCTACTTGCTACGCATGTGGGAACTTCAGGGTGGACGATCGAGATCAGCCAACTTCCTGATACCCCCGATAGGATTATTATGATTTCGGACACAGGGGGTATCGAGCCGAATCCGAAATACCTATTAGACTTCCCCACCGTACAGGTAATGGTACGTGGTACGGTCTCAGGGTATCTGGCTGCATGGCGTGAAGCTAAAGCGGTTAAGGATCTGCTTCTGGGTGTTCCAGCACAAGTGCTTAATTTGGATCGATGGGATGGCATCACACAAAACGGCGACCTAGCACATATAGGTCGGGACGAGAGTATGAGGCCTCTGTTCTCAATCAACTTCGCCATTATTCTTGAGCCACAGGTTGTGGGCAATAGTAATAGGCTTGCTTTGTAAGGAGATAATACGATGGCAGCGAAAGTAATTAGGATCTCGGATGACGCTGGTGCAAATTGGACTAACTTGCCTGGTTCGCAAGGTACCCTCAGTTCTGAAGCCGAAGCCGTCGACGACACGATTTTCGGGCAGACTTATGGATCGACAGACATCGGTCTGGTTGGTTGGAGTGTGTCCTCAGATGGCATCTTCAAGGGATTCTCAGGATACCTCGCCGAGATCAAGAAGGAAGGTACGTCTACGGCCCTTGCGGGTACCGAGACGTTCACCCTTGTATCCGGCAAGACGTATCAGATCGATGACGCTACCAAGGAAATCTGGGATCGCAGTGTTGCAATTGCCTTCCTCGATGGTGTAACACCTATCGCAGAGGCCGACATCCTTAATGTCGACTACCTCTTCGGTCGGGTTACCTTCGTAGCCTCGTTCACGCCCGGTGGCGCAATAACCACCGATGGTGGTACTGATCCAGGGGCGTTCTTCCCAACGATAGCTATTGGCAAAGCCAATACCTATTCACTGACCATGACAGCGGAAGCAATCGACGAAACGGACTTTGCCACAGCACAGGGCAACTCCGGTACTCGAATCTTCAAGCCTGGTCTGAGGTCTGTGGCGCTTGAGCTTGGTGGCATCCAAATCGTTGTCGCCTCTACGCATAATCCTAAGATCGACCTTAGGAATCGCACTGAGGTAGTCATCGAGATCGATCCTGCAGGTGACGGGTCGTCCATTGCTCGGGGTTTCTTCAAGTTAGCAACCGTAGCCGAGGCGGGAGCGGTAGGAGCGTTGGAAGAGGAAACGCTAAACTACGCACTCACCGTACCTGATCCACCAGCGACGGGAGCGAATGCGGGTAGGGCCATTGAGTTCCCATTCAACTGGCAACACACGAATACCACCCTGAATAGTGCGATCCAGTTCGCGCTAACCAGTTGGCTAACGGAACTGAACACATACGATGTTCAGTACTTGCCGCAGGGTGCTCCTGGTCAGACGCCACTCGATGGCATCGAAGGCAACTTCATTGTCACGGACATCTCACTAAGTGGTGGGCTCTCGAACATGAACGTGTTTACAATCGAACTCCAGGGCACTGGGCAGTTCACAGAGGTTTAATCACCAGAAAAGCAAACAGGAGAACAATCATGACCATAGGTGGAAAATTGGCTGCGATGGAAAAGGACTGCCAAGGTATCGTAGTTGCACTCAACAAGGACGGCCAATATCGAGAAGCAGCACAAGTACAAGCCTTGCTCCAACAAGTCGGAACTGTACGTACCACGCTTGAGCAAGGCGACTCCCCAGTAGCAGATCAGGAGTATCCATCGAAGTAAAAGACCCTTCACACCACACTTGACAAAGGCGAAATATCATGAACAAAGCAGTAGCAAAAAAGAAAGAGGTTCCTGCACTCACACGTGACCAGCTGCGTGCAGCCCTTATCAGCAATACCCCAGAGGCTGAATCCATAGCGGTCACCCTCTTCGGGGTTGAGATCGACTTACGTCAACCCTCCTTGGCGTCGATCATGAAGGCACGCGAGCAAGGTGACGCGGCAACACGTGCTGTAGACATGATCATCGAGTACGCGTACGTTCCAGGAACGGACGAGCATATCTTCGAGGACACCGATCGTGACAGAATCCTTAAATGGCCGTTTGGTAAGGATCTTACCGTGCTTAATAAAGCTGTAGCGGATCTTACAGGTGTTGATCTCGATGCTGCGGAGGCAGCATTGCAAGACCCTTTAGCCGGATAATTGCAGAATATGCCGACCATCACAGGAAGTATATCCATGAAGTAATGACAGACGCAACGTTGGCTGACATGACCAACTTTATAGCCCTGCGCAAACTTCGTGCGCAGGATCAGAAGCGCGCGGATGCAAGAGCTAAGGCAAGAGCTAAGGCGGGAAAACACTAGTGGCCACGAACATAGGAAACATCAATTTTGGGATTGATGCCAATACGAAAGGGCTACGTAACGCCGTCAAGGCTATTGACGCGTTCCAGAAGAAGACCATGGCCCTCGCGAAGTCCCAAGAAGATGGTGCCAAGAAAGCTGCCAAAGCCAGACTTGCACAAGAACGTGCGATTAAGCGAGCGTTCCAAGCCACGTTAAAACTGACCCAGGCCTTGCGACTATCTGGGGCCCCTGCAGAACAAATATCGCGTGTCACGAGAGCATTTGGCTCTTTGACGAAAGAGATGACCGCTACCACGCGAACGCAGGACCAAGTAAACCAGTCCATGGATCGGTTTACTGCTACAACGAACCGTTCACGGCGCGCACTTGTGGAATTCAATGCGCAAGCAAAGGCAGATAAGGTCGCTAAGCTCAACACGACCTTACGTAACCTCGAGTCCGCATCCGTACTCGCCGTTGGTCCCTTGTCGGGCCTTGGTGCTCGTATCAGATCCCTTGGCGCCATCGCAGGAAGGTCCTCGCTATTCCTAGTAGGTATGTTCGCAGGTGTCACCGCGTTGGTGGTTGGGTTCGCTAAGCTCTCGCAAGCCGCCGTCGCTGCAGGTAGGGTCTTCGAAACCTCAATGGCACGTTTCAAGGCTGCTTCGGGTAGTATAGAGATCGCCCGCAAGCAGATGGGCTTCGTCATTAAGACCGCAAATACCCTGGGGCTACGCATTGATACAAGTGCCAAGGCATTCTCTCGACTGACTGCAGCTACACGTGGTACGTCGCTAGAGGGTGAAGGGGCACGAAGAGTCTTCCTGGCTGTTTCGAAAGCGGCTGCTGCGCTCCGTCTAGGGGCTGGGGAAGTCGAGGGCACCTTCCGTGCAATCGAGCAGATCATGTCTAAGGGTTCAGTGCAGGCTGAAGAGCTTAGAGGTCAGTTAGGTGAGCGCTTACCTGGTGCCTTCAGGATTGCGGCAGAGTCCATGGGTGTGACTACCATGGCGTTAGGCAAGATGTTGAAGAACGGCGAAGTGCTCGCGGACGACTTCCTACCTAAGTTTGCCGCAGCTCTTGAGAAAGCCTTTGGGGATACGGCACTCGACAATGTAAATAGCCTGCAGGGCTCGATGAATCTCCTAGCCAATGAGGGCCTATTGTTTGCCCAGGCATTTAACCAAGCCACCGGCGTATCGCAAATATTCGTTGGAGCCATTCAGGCAGTAACAAGTGCAATCAGAGCACTTCGGACGAACCTCAATGCCATAATTGCCACGCTGGGTGGTGTCACTGCTGGTCTCTTGGTCCTCGCTGGTCCAGCCATTTTCACTGGGCTTGTCGCTTTGGGTGGTGCTATTAGGAACTTAGCAGCCGCGATGTTCCTATTTAATTTCGCCATTGCATCCAATCCACTTGCGGCACTCGCCAAGTCCATGATCACACTCGTTGCTGCAGGCGCTGCAGCTGTTGCCGCGTTCTTTGGGATCAAGTCAGCCCTTGATAGTTCGACAGAGGCTTTGGACGAGCTAGACACGAATCTTGATGCTGTAGCTGCGACTGCCCTAACTGCAGGCACTGCTTTAGGGCAAGAGTTCAAAACGGTTAATGACGAGATCGAAGACCTAATGGAGCAAACCTTCGTTTATGTAGGAGTCCTCAACAGTGTGGGGCGCGTAGGGGTTCAAAACGTGGAATTGCTTGTCACGCGTTTTGAGGTGCTGCAGAAGGTTATGGCGTTGTCGAAAGAAGGTGTTAGTACACTTGCAGGCAATCTTATCGAGTTAGGTAGCGGCCCGATAGCTGGTGGTATCGAAGGTGTTGCAGAGGCTCTTTTCAGACTCGTAATTGCAGCGCAGAATACCGAAATTGCCTTCAACAAGCTCGAGTCATCCAAGGATGTGTTGGAAGACGCCATCACACAGTTAGCTACGATGCAACTGCGTCTTCAGGCATTACGTGAAGGTCAGGACGCTGTGGACTTCTTCGACGATATTACTACAGCTGTCATGGCATTCAACGCTTCGTTTAAGGACACGAACATAACTATTGCGGATCGATTGATTCTCCAAGCAGCATTCACGGCGGCCCTGATAGAGACACGAGATGCCGAGAAGGCTTTGGATGATGCGGAGAAGGCCCGTCTAAAGAACCAACGTGAGACAGAACGGCAACAGAAGCGGTTCGTGACAGCTGTCGGACGCGCAGTAGAGACGATCGATATCCTCCGCGCCAGACTTAAGGCATTGTCAGAAGGTCCTGACTCCTTCGAGGTATTCACCAAGGTCACCGAGAAGGTAATGAAGTTCAGGAACCAACTAGAACGCGCTGGTAAGGAGCAGGCGGTAATCAATGCATTAACTGCCCAGTACCAAATGTTGCTTGAGCAACAATTGCAGCTTACGGACAGGTTCGCACGCGCTGGAAAGCAGATGGCCAGTGCCATAACGAACAGCCTCGAGGACATCATTGTCAAGGGCGGGTCCGTCAAAGACATGCTCCACAATCTCGCACAGGAACTCTTCCGTGTTATGTTACGCGCGCTATTCCTCGATCAGCTCCAAGCGTCTCTCGGCTCGGGTCTTACTGGCGGCATATTCCCAGCCATTATTGGTGCCGGTGCTGGAGCGACTACGACTCCTGGTGGGGGCAAAGCAGTAGCACCTCCCGCTGCTAGAGGGCTTAACTTCGAAGTCCCTGGTAGTGGTGGGGGAGACACGGTCCCAGTAGGGTTCTTTGCTAAGCCAGGTGAGGTAGTAAGTGTCCAGAGACCAGACCAAGCAGCCGCACGAAGTGGTGGTGGGGTCGTCATTACCCAGATCAATAACTTCAATGGCAGCACAGCAGATCCGGCAACACTCATTCCGATCCTTGAGGAGAACAATCGTAAGCTCAAGGGTGAGATCCTTGATGGATTTGACCGAGGTTCATTCAACTAATGGCTATATTCGATCTCGTACCGTCGCCTTCCACGCTATCGATGGAACTGCAGGCCAATACGGCACTGTTTCCCTCACCACTCGTGGCCAGTCAGCAAATACTAGACAGAGGTGGGCTCAAGTGGTTGGCTACGTACAATTTCACTAATGTCAGTGCCGACAAACGGGCTATACTGATGGGTCTGCTAGCCAGAGTCCGTGGTCAGGCAAACAGACTTCGTGTGCCTGTGTATGACAACCCAAAGCGTGGTGCCTACGGAGGGACCCCTTTAGTTAATGGGGCTTCACAGACAGGATCCGTACTTGCCATTGATGGATGCTCTAATAATATCACTGACTGGATCACTGCGGGGGATTACTTCTCGGTCGTGGTTAATGGTGAGCATGAACTCAAGATGTGCACACAGGACAACAGCTCCAATGGCACGGGGCAGATAGCCACATTGGAATTCGAACCTCGCCTACGGGCTAGCCCCA